CTCTCGCGAGCCGTTCATGCGCAGCCCCAGATGTATGCTTATCACTTGCATCTGTGGCTTCGACATGGCCTGCTACAAGGCCCTAAGCTAGTCTTCTCCTAGGATGGATAATATACGTCCTGGTCAAGACACCACCGGTATAATTGCAGTAGTAACTGCGGGCCGCTGGTGGAGCGTAGCTAAAGGTGGTGAAATCCACCCAGGTTAGGGATCGATGGAGGTAAGCCTAATAGACTGGGCCTTGGGAACTTGTCCTTCCACTCTTGCGATCCTATCCTGCCGACCCTATACTACGAATCAATATATTCCAATAATGAAACATACATCATCGCAGGGTAAGGTAACGAGCAACACACGTTGGGTATTGAAGCGAGAGCTTCGCCCTTTCATGTGGTTGCCAGTCTGGCTGATGGGATTGCGAGTTATTTGGAAGGATTGTTTCCTCCCCATGCATGACGATATTCTACGTCTCTGGAAAGACAACGGGTCGCTTTGGCTGACCCAGTATCTCTCCGAGGTGTGTCGTATCATCGTGTTATGGGTAGGGGGTACCCCGTATGTCCAACCTACTAAGGGTGTGCGGGTACGTCGAACACGGTACGGATTACCTGTCCTACTTCCTGGGCCTTTGCGTAATATCTTCCTCCTTTTAAAGGGGGAGGACCACGCTTATGCCTTGAAAGTAATTCGGGTATCACTAACTGTGCTCTCAGTGTATCGCGTCATTGGCTGCTCACCAAATCTCAAGATTGGAACTATTACGGATCCATTCGGAGGTTCGGGGGCGACGCTTCCCTTCTGGGAAGTGGCTAAAGCCGTGGGGCTGTTGCCTGAAGCATTGGTAATTGGAGCCGCGACTTGGACATATATGTCTGAGTCGGCTGGTCCGAACTTCAAGAAATCAACCTGGTCTGCTGGGTTAGACGCTATCGCTTTCCTCCGGGATCCACTTTCGTGGTACCATTGGATAATGATTGCGTATTCCCAGAGAGCCTTTGTGCTGATAACTTGGCTGTTGTTTACCATGCTGGTGTCCCTCCCTATTGTTCCTCTACTGATGTTCTCAAAGAAGGGAACTCCTAAGTTCCTAGGCCGTCTCGTTACGCTATTTGAGGCTCGGGGTAAGGTTCGGATTGTTGCTATCACTGACTGGTGGACGCAGGTTTTACTTGCACCCCTCCATAAGGCGATTTTCAACATTCTGAAACGAATTCCCCAGGATGGAACGTTTGACCAACTTGGTCCCGTCCATTCCCTCATAGCATACGTACGTGCCTCGGGCTCAGGAGTTTACTCCTATGATCTTTCAGCTGCTACGGATAGATTACCTGTTGTGTTCCAGGTGCAAGTCCTTACGGCCCTCGGGGTCGCTTGGGCAGGCCACTGGGCACAACTCTTAACAGTTCGTCCTTGGTACTTGAAGAGTAAGCCAGTGTTTTACTCAGTGGGTCAGCCGATGGGGGCACTGTCCTCATGGGCTATGTTGGCTATTTCTCACCATATCTTGGTGCAAATCGCCTCTCATCGAGTCGGTAACGAAGGTTGGTTCAACCACTACGCTGTCCTTGGTGACGATATTGTCATCGCGGATGAGAAGGTGGCTCGGGCCTATCTGTCTCTTATAGAATCCCTTGGG